GTACCAAACGCATACGACGCATCCCTACGACCATTCTTCGCAGCTTGCTTTTGACTTGCTTCACGATTGAAGATACCACGCTCTCCACTGTGTGATTCATAGATTGAACTCCATTCACGCATAAATTGACCAATAGATGGTGTCTCAACATAGGTAGCAGAGTTGTTTGCTAACGCTCGTTGACCTTGACCATCCCACCAGTTACCTGCTTTAGCGTGAGCCATCTTGTCGTCTGTTAAATCAGACAGGCTAATCATTGCCGAGCGTCGCACTCCGCCCACAACAACAACTTCCCCGATTTTGCAGAGAATATCATGACATTCGAGTGATGATAAACGCCGACCAACTGCCCCTCTAAATTTGGACACACAGAAACGATAAAGTTCTTCCAAAGGTCCGGGTCCAGAAGCACGTCCGCCGAAAGTTCGCAGTCTTGCTCCAGCAGGTCGAACCTTGGATACGTCAAACCTTGGAATTTCACCAGCATACAAAAGAGCAATGAGCTGTCTAAGCGATTTTGCCCATCCTTCTTTAGAATCCGACACAACAACAGTGCTTTTACTATCAAACAACTGAGTTGGCACTTCAGGTAATTTAGAAACATATTGTTGCTCCACAGAGAAACCGACACCAGTGCCACAGAGAAGAATGTACATGGCTTCGTCAAAGGCTTTGGGGTCGTCGATTGGTAAATAAGAACAGTTAAATGCTGCTACGTTCTGGCGCTCTAGCGCAGGTCCTGCTGTCATTACTGCCCGCATGGACGGTACGACATCCAATGCGGTTACTGCTGTTTGTAACTCGTTACGCAACTCTTTCGTTAATGTGTAGTTCTGTTTAGTTTGTAGGTGCTTTTCCATAAAGTCAAAGTACCGTGCTACTGTCTCATCCCAATGCTCACGACGACCTTTCTCATCCAAGTAACGGCTGTATCTGGATTTGGCTATGAACGTGTTGTACGGGGTCATGTTGTATGCTGCCATGTTATGTAACTTCCTTTTCGAGTTTATCGGCGTTTTCTTCTATTTTATCTGCAAAGGCAGATACTATGTCTTCACTGCTGATGTTGAGTAGTTCTAGCAAGGTTACTTCATCAAGTGCGGTTAACCTTTCTTTGATTTCGTGTAAAAGCAGCGGCATAGTTTCTCTCTATTTGTAATACTTGTTGGTTACTTCATCGTAATTCTCTATCAAAAAATCTAAATAATGCTGAATTTTCTGAAGGTCTTCTTTTCCGTTCTTGTAAGGGAAGCGGAGTATGTATTTTACCACATTATGTGACCAAGGGTCTAGTCCCCAATCAAGGGCGATAGTCCAAGGCTGCACACCTTTCTTGTAGTGTGTACCACCTATTTGACGCTCTAACGTATCAACTTTCTTGTCGTCAAAATCCTTAATTAAGTCAGCTAGGGTTTCTTCACGAATGTAGCCAAACGGTGTCGGCATTGCTACTGGGTTGGTCATACGATTCCTTTCACTTCTACACGACCACGAGTTGATTTAGTTCCTTGACTCCATGTACCACAATCACGGCACTGGTAGCGTTGATATGCACCAGTGGTGGACATTGCGACACCACGCTTCTGTAAGTGCGTAGATGAGCAGTTAGGACATACAGCGCCTTCGGAGAACATATTGTGATTTGGGTGGTTCTTAATCCAAGGACGGAGTGTGTCATATAAAGACTCTAGCAACACCACGTCTTGAATGTTGTACGACTCCATTCGCTTCCACGCATCTTTGTCACCCTTCATGCACTTTGTCCAGAGTTCCATTCCTTCATGTTCTTGCTTCTTACCTAAGCCAAGCCGCTGTGCTACGAAGTCCAGCTTGTTGCTAGGAAACCTAAAGTTGCTACGAACAACACGAAGTAAATCAATCTGTTTATAGGGACTAGGAGGACTAAAACTGTTGAGGATAAATTCTTTATTGATAGTAGGCATATCAAACTTATTGCCATTATAGTGAACCACAGCGTCTGCATCGGAGAGAAGTCCATGAAGTCCTTTTAACATCTTCTTGGTTTTGGAGTTATGAACAGAGTCAAACATAACATTCTCATCGCCATGCCACTTTGCAGCATAGCAGAGCATATTCGATGAATCAATGATGTGGTTTGGTGAGATGTTTTGGTCCCACAGTCCCCACACCAATGCTGTCATCGGTGCTGTTTCGATGTCAAGAAGAAGTATCTTCATAGGTTGCTTTGCTGTTTCATGAAATCATCAAAGTCTTGCTTAGAAATACATAACTCACCCGCAGTACCTGTATGACACTCTGGGTAAGTCACGACAAAGCGTAACTTCTCTTTGAGGTCGTAACCATAGTAAGCAGACAACCCGTCAGCTATCTTAGCCATTACGGTTGTCCATGACTCATCGTAAGGTAAAGTAAACTGCTTTGTCACTGTGTCGTTACCATCTTCAATCGTAAGACTTACTGTGAAAGTATCGTTGCTGTCATCAAAATTCATCATCATCTTCATCTCCGTTGTTAGCCATCAAATCAAATAAAAGTTCTGCATCAATTACAGCGAGTGGTTTAGAATTGTTCTGCTTGATAATCACAATCGGTTCACCATCGCCATGTTTCTTGCATTGCTCGTAGTAGTTGTACACCGCAATCTTTGCTAAAGACTTACATTCAAACGTAGCTGGTAGTTCCTCTTTAGCGTATTGCGACATCACGACATCTTCGCCGTGGCTACCCATTGGACAACTGCGTAAGTCCTTGTCCGTTAACTGTGGATACCTCTCCAGTAGTTTCTGGACGGTCCACTTTTGCAGTAGCCGACCTTTGTTTTTTGCGCTTTGGGTTTTCAAGAGTAATTGCCTTTCGTGTGACTATCATTTGTTTTGGAATGGTAATACTGTTGTTGCACATTCCTTCGGTAATTGTTCCTGCCAATTCAATCTGTTGAGCATCTTCATACACAACAAATCCTACTGTCTTACAATGTAAATCTTCTCTTTTTGCTTCGTGCCACTCACCTTGTGCTAACGCATCTAGCCATTCAATTAAGACAAGTTTGGAGGTTGCCAGACTTGGTTGGCTTCTCTTTGTAACCAAAGCAGCCGTGCGTTCTCCAACACCCGCTGCTGGTCGCCCTCGTAGGCTTTGAGGACTGCTTGATATAATTCGTTTTCGTTTGTACATTCTTCAAGAATCCTTTTAGCTTTAACAGGACCGATACCCTTCAGTCCAATGATGTTGTCAATTCTGTCACCGGTTAATATCTGAGTGTAAAAAGCAGTCAAGCCTTCAAACTCAGAGACATAATACTTTTCTTTCTTGCGGTAGTTGTAATGCCACCCTCTGAACTGATTAAGGTCCTTGTCAATATGCACCATGATGGATTCATCTTCAGAGACCGCATACGCAGCGATACCAACTGCATCGTCTGCTTCAATACCGTTGACTACTTCAAAGCCCCAAGAGTTCACTAGGTGGTCTCTTAGAGCCTGTAAATGTACTGGTTTATCAGATACTCTCTGACCCTTGTATGGAGCTGTAACTGCTATCGAATCACGGAAGTTGCCTTTGCCCGTTAGGAAGCCCTTGTAATCTTCACAGTCCAAGTCCATACAAAGTTCAGTCATTGTTTCCTCAAGCCTTGCTATCGCAATGTATTCCTCAGAGTCGTTGCTAGAGAAACCCACTGCGTAGCAGAGGCTATCGGCATCAATGAAGGCTGTTATCACAGGATGTCGTCATCCATGTCAGCATCAGCACCTTCAGCACTGTACTTAACCAAGTCGGTAATGACAATCTTTGCCAGTGATGCACTCACGCCGTTCTTGTTCTTCCAAGTCCAGCTATAAGGCTTAATCAACGCCACAGCTCTAGAGCCGTTGCCTACGGTGTCCTTAATCTCATTACCTTCTTTGTCGTAAGGCTGGATAGCGTAGTTTGACTTGACTGTCAAGAACCAACCCTTCTCAGGTTTGTCTTCACGCTTGCGTGGCTCAAGACCAATCGACTCCAGTGCTTCCACAGCCTTGTCAGACAGGTTAGCCAAGTCGCATTGGAACTTTCCACTCATGTCGTTAACACGGTCAAAGAAAGCCCACTGAATTTCTGCTTCGATTTTTACTGGTTTAATTTCCATTTTAAAACTCCTTATCTACTACGGTTTATGAATACTGCTACAACATTGTACCACAACTACTGCAAGGTTTGGGTAGAGTAATTAAGACTTTCTTCTAGTGTCCCATCTTCTATATCCAACACTGCATCCTTCAAAAGCTCGTAAGTTTCCTTCAAGTCAAAGGACGAACTTAGCGAATAAGTCCCATCTTTGTAGGCAGACACAGCCACCATCCCAAGTAAGTTCTCGTCTTTTTCTTCTGTCATCAGTGTGTCTCTTTCCATGAGTTACCTACTTTAAATTCACCGTCCAAAGGACATCTTAATCGTTTCTTTGGATTAGGTGGGTCATTATCTAATACTTTTAATTCTTTTACAACATCTATAATAGCTTGTTTTCCCATTTTACCAGCTTGTTCTGCACGACTTTCTTCAACTTCAATCTGCCACTCATCATGCACATTAGCAACCATCTTAAAGTCTATCTTGGCTTTTCGTAGTCTCTTGTGCAAAATAACTACAGCCTGTTTCATTACTATTGCACCAGCGCCTTGCAGTAATGTGTTAAGTGCCGAGTGCTCCGCACGAACGAGTAGCTTGCGTCCGTCAAGACCTTGTAGCCATCCTTTCGCAGCATAGAGACGAGCCACTTTCTCTCTGAGCCTTTTAAGTTTCGGTGTGTTTTGTAGAAAACTATCAATGAGTTTTTGTCCCTCTTTCGCACTACCTCCAACAATCGACCCGATTTTGGCACTTCCTGCGCCATATAGGAAGGCATAGATAAACGTCTTAGCTTGATTCCTCGTTTGCAACCCAGCAGCGGTTTGGTTCGCTGTGTGTATATCGCCTGATACAACCTCATTCGTATATTCATTGTCATTCATATAGTGAGCCAGCATACGCAATTCTAATCCACTTGCGTCAATACCGACTAACTTATATCCTTTCTCTACTGTCCATAAATCCCTACACTCGTGTCCGTAGGGACTGCCGCTGTTGGGTACTTGTGCCATGTTTGGACTCATGTGCGTCATCCGACCTGTGACAGCGCCGTTAGTGATGACACGACCATGAACCCTACCATCGCTACCTACTGCGTCTAGCCACGATGTAATCTGTGCTATTCGCTTCTGCAACATCATGTACTCTGCGAGGGCTTTGGCTTCCGGGTACTCAAGACTGGCAAGGACTTCCTCGTCGACGATGATGCTGCCTTTTTCGGTACGCTTTTTGGGTTTCCAACCCTTTTCTTGAAGTCTCTCTGCAATTTGCTGTCTGCTGCCGGGGTTGAACGGCGTGATGATGTCTTTGAGCGGCTTCCCACTTGTGCCATGTGTTCTGCCACTGATGACGACTGGCGGAAAGAGGGTTTCCATTTCAACTTGAATAATATCCAGCTTAGTCTTAAGTTCAGCCAAGAGAGATAAAGCTGATGCCTGATTGAGTTTAAAGCCGTTGCGCTCTTGCTCGGCGATAATGATTGCGACTTGGTGTTCGAGTTTGATGCTTTCTTTCGAGTAGTCATTTTCCATTTCCTTAGTTAAATGTTTGTACAGCTCTGCTGTTACTTTTGTATCTTGAATACAGTACCACAATAGCGCTGACATAACAGGCTCGTCAAACGCTAAATTACTCTTGTCAACTTTTTTACCATTTTCATCTTCACCAATTAAAGGCTTTCCAGTAAGCCAAGACCATATCTTTTTATAAGGTGCTTTGTAGTGTCCTAAACGATTACCCCAAGCCTCTAGCGAGTGTCCATCTTCTAGGCTAGGATTGTATAGCCTTGACAACACTAGCGTATCCACAACTTGTGACTTTTTAACAGTGATTCCCCAAACTTTCTTGAGTACTGGGAAATCAAAGAAGATACCGTTGTGGGTAACAATGCTGTCGCAGTTGTTAATAAAGTCTTGCAGCATAGCTGGTTGCACAAACGTAGAGACAACATCCTTGTCAATATCCCGACACACGACGCACCAAATCTTATCGTGGGTGCTGTTGGTCTCGATGTCAAGGACTATACGCATACGTTAATCATTTTAACCAAATCTTGCAGATTAAGCAAATACAATCGTGAAGTATTATCATCACCGCCACG